TGCTCGGACACAATTCATAGAAAGCGTAGGTCGATATGAAAGACTATTTAAACAAAACCCGCCAACAATTATCGCTCAATTTACAGAACGAGTTCCAATCATTAAAGGTCGTCTGTCAGCAAATGCTTCAACGGCTACAAGCTATGCTTGGTTCATCTGGGAAAGCGATCAAAGACGGGTTCCAAAATTTAAAACTGAAGTTCAATGGATCCCACCAACAAGAACCAAACTTGAACGAGAGGCCGACTATGAAAAAAGTGTGGCAACTCCACATCCTCGACCCACGCGTCACGCCTCGCAAGGAAACCTTTTTGACTGAAATACAGCGGTTAATAAGGAAAAAATTCAAAAACAATAGATTTTAGTTACAAAAGTTACTTTCCCTTATATATAGAGCTGAAAATAAAAAAATATTTTTTTACTAAATATAGGCGTAACTGGTGTAACTTATGTAACTTTCTTCTGTAACCCTTATATACCAACAATTTTACTGGTTACATAATTGGTTACACTTGTGTTTTGAAATATGTAACCTCCTTAAATCAATTTTGGCCTTAATGGGCCTCAAAAAGTTTTTTGTAAAAAAATAATTTCTGGTGTATATATAGAGTTATGAATAATTTGAAGCCTATTAAAAAAGGTCGGGGAAGGCCTAAAGTAGATATTCATAGTAAGCTAACTAGGAAACAAGAGCTGTTTGTAAAAGAACTTGTTAGCAACGATGGAACAATAACTATGAGGGAAGCTGCGATTAATGCGGGTTTCCCAGTTTCTTCTGCTCACACTCGTGCATATGAAATGACCAACCCTGAGATATGTCCTCATGTTTGTAGGGCAATTCAGATTTATCGGGACGAGCTGGATGAAAAATATGGTGTTACATACAAAAGACATTTACGAGATCTACAAAGAATAAGAGATGTTGCATTAGAAAATGGTGCATATTCGGCGGCTGTGCAAGCTGAGTTCAGACGAGGTCAGGCAAATGGTAATATCTACATTAACAAATCTGAAATCCGTCATGGTACTATTGACAGTATGTCCAAGGATGAAGTGTTGAAAGCTCTCAAAGAAATAAAGGATTCATATGAACCGAGATACGCTGAAGAAGCTATTGACCACGAGGCCACCAGTTCAGCCGAAGAAGGAAAGCGGGTTCTTCCAAGAAATTAAAAAAGCCGTAGGCCGATTACCCAAAGACATTTTGTTAACTAGAATAGAAAACTGGATGACACTTGGTATTCCTGATCTATTAATTTGTGATGATAAAAACCAATTTCATTTTGTAGAGCTGAAAGTTACTAGTGGTAACGTAGTTAGATTATCTTCACTACAAATCGCTTGGCTTACTAGACACAGTCGAGCTTCTGTATGGGTTCTTGTTAGGTCACAAGATACAATGTATTTGTATTCAGGTAGTCAGGCGGTAGACCTGAGAATAAAAGGTCTGAAACTCAAACCTATATTCAAAACAGAATACCCTTTTGATTGGCCAAAAACTTTTTCCTTGATATTTTATTAATTATATATAAGATAAATCCTATAACACATATTTATAGGAGAAATGTTATGATTAAAATCGAAGACAAACATTGTTATACGCCTGTCAAAGAAGAAGGACAAAGAGGTATATATCGAGTTGCAAAAGTAACTTGGAACCAAGGAGGCTATCAGCCGTTGGGCAAGGCCGATCCAAATGATCCACATGAGATGGATAAGTTTGTAGGATCTTGGGGACATTGCAGACAAGTTTGCGATAACTTTAATAAGCACATCAATGTCAGCCTTGAGCAAGAGAACCAAATTGTTTGGAGATCTATGGAGGTGCAGAATGGCTGAAAAAATAATTATTAGAGACGATAAAGGACAAGAACATCAATTTACTAAAATTAGTGACTTGGTGGCTTATGCAAATTCTTTTATGACGTCTTGGCTTCCTGATGATTTTACTTGGCGTATACAACCTAGTTGGAACACATCTACAAAAAAAACTTTCCATACATGGCTAAACGAATGTCCCGTTGATTGGAATAGAGACAATACAGACGATGACGGAAATAATGAAATCCAAGTCATTGGTTTTACAGTTCCAAAGGAGGACAAAGATGAACAATCTATCTAAAGAAGAGCTAGAGTTGTTGCAAAGCTGTGTGATTGAAATGAGAGCCATATTATCTACGGGTCTTTCTCAAGGTGTTGATGCAGTAAACTTTAAAACTCAATATGGGTTTAGTTATGAAAACGAGGCCGATCTTAAAAAAGATATTAGGGCGTTGAGAGCTTTGGAAAAAAAGTTCGAGCCGATAAAAATCCATATAGCTTGGGGTAGTTCTAAAAGGGCAGAAGATATTAAAGAATATACTTTTGATAGCGAAGAAGAATACCTAGCTTTTTTGAAAGGCGTCGATGAATCTAATGGTTGGTTGGACTACGATACCATAGGAAACCATCAATGTAATTGGCCTAATATTGAAATGTGGAAACGTCAATATTGTCCAGAGGAGAAAAACAATGGCTAAATATGATTCAGACTATTTAGATGAGGCTTGTAAAAATATGGTTGGCCATACTAACTGGGATTATATGGAAGCTGTAGACGATGACATAGCTTATATAGTTCGTTTTTATAAAAAAGATGAAGACGGAAACAAACCTAGTATGAAATGGTTATTCGATAATAATAGAGAGTTCAGAACCAAAGCGAGAGAGGCATATCAGGATTATTGTAAAAATCATTTAAACCTTGATAGTGGCGATGATTGGCATAGTTTCTATTTTAGAAATGAATATTTTGATATGAACTTTTACATTAACGATGTCACTGATGAAAGAGAGGACGCCATTTATTCAACTAGGCCAAATAAAAATGGAGATCTAGAAACTGACGGCGATGATTTTTTTCTAGTACCTAAGCATTGGAGAAACATCAATGAATAATGAAAGGAGGCAAAATGTTTTTTCTATTTGATTGGATAGGCAAACTTTTATACGGCGAAGACTATGACAAGTATAAAAAAAGACCACCAAAAACAATTAAGCGTAGACGCTGACGACGCTGACACTAAGGCCGTGATTGACACGGCCTTTTTTATTAGGTAAAAGTATAGGATAAATCACATATATAGGAGAAACTGATGAGTAGAAGCACAGTAAATAAATTAAAAGATCACATTGCCAAACTTGAAGGCCGTGACTTAATATGGTTTTTAATAGATGATTGTTTTAATTGCGAACCCGCTAATCCTGAGTTTAAGTATTTATTACAAAACGTAGACGGCGATAATATAACGGCTTTTTTGGCCGACCATGTTAGTGACTCTTCGATTAAGGAATTTTTGGAGGAGTGTATAAATGACTAATGATAAAAAAATATTGGATAATGCCCACGAGGGTAATCCCGTTTATAAATTTCTTGTTTTTTATGATTTATTGGATAACTGGTTTAAAAATTCAAATTTAAGAAGATTTACGGATTATGAAGATATTTTTCTTTATGTTTCTAAAACTATTGAGCAGTATGAAAAATCTGATTATGCAAAAGACTACACCCAATCAGAGCTTACTTGCATAATAGAATATCTGGAAAATAAATTTGAACATAAAGTAGCTAAAATATGGAAGGTAAAAAACAATGTTGAAATTAGTTAAAAAATCAACTGCGAAAAAAACTACAAATTGTGCAGTAACATATAGAGCGGGTGGAGCTGACAAATTCGCAACTTGCCCAATCGATTGTAATCTAAAACCTGACACTTCAGCGGGTGCAACTGAAATAGATTATAGCTATCTTGATGCAGTATCTGACGCCGTCCCAAAAGGCGGCGTTAGTTTTACTTATTCACATTTTAACCCTAGTTTATGGAAACATAAATTAAAGATAGGTAAGACTGTTATAAATTATTCAGCTCGAAACTTAGCCGACTTGTTTTTAAATTCATTCGTACCCGCAGTAATAAACGTAAAAGAAACATTTTGGAAAACAAACGGCAAAGCAGAAACTATTAACGATCATAAAATAGTTAGATGCCCCGCAGAATATACCAGTACAGATTGTAATACTTGCGGAAATGGAAAACCTTTATGTAGTCGTATGGATAGAAACTTTATTGTAGGGTTTACCGATCACGGCGTTTATAAGAAAAAGGCGGGTAGTGAAATAGATAACGGCGGTTGTTATGCAACTGGCGGGAATGTTTTATTACATTGGAACGCCACAACTCAGACAGCTGATGAAGATCCTGATGAACTAAAACTTTTAAAATTTGCTCAGGAACTACCATATGGAACTGTATTAAGGCACCACATAGCGGGAGATTTTGGAAAATGTTAAGCTTAGTTGAATGTTTAATTTGTACATACGTTTATGAAGAAAAAGAAAAATTTATAGAAAAATGTCCGAACTGTAAAAACTCAGATACTGAACAAACTATTTATTTAGCACCTGAATCAGAAATTTATAAAAACTATAAAAACTAAAAACTTTACATATAAGACAAATCGTATACTATTTAAGCGGGGCAATCACACCCCGCTTTTTTTAATTGCATTTTATATAGGAGAAAAATATGCGACATTTAGAAAACGAAAATAGATCCTTAGAAGATATGCTTCATGTTATTACTGAGCAGAATAAAATGAAGCAAGACTACATAGCGCCGACTAATCAGCTTCAGTTTAGAACGATTGAAAGCGAAGATAGGGTACATGGAACTAATCACAGCCAAATAGTTATGGAAGCGAATAACGGCGAGGGAACTAAAATCCTTAATGTTAATCAACATTGCTTTGACCAGATAGCTCAAAAGGCTGAGATAGCGACGCCAACGGCTAGACGTTTACAACAAAACTATCCAAAAGAAATGGATAATTTAATTAATGCTATATGGCAAAAAGAAAATTCTAAACGTATGGTTAGAACTTTTGATAATTCAAATCCACATAGTCCATTTAATTATGACAGACATACGGGTACGGCTAGAGCTTTTTTATCTGACAAGTTTAAGACTTTTGATAATTCTGATTTATTGGAGTCAGCTTTACCGACACTTGGAGAGTCGGACGCTTGCTGGAAAATAGTTAACTTCGCTAATACCGATAAAAAACTTTACATACGTTTAAAATCCGAAGTTATACAATCTGATGCAGGAGTTGGCGATTTAATGGCACATGGAATTGGAATTAGTAATTCTGAAACTGGGTCAGG